GGGCTTCGGGCGGACGGAGATGGAGGTCATCGATCAGCTGCTGGAGGGAAACAGCCTGATGGACGTAATTGAAGAGGACAAGAAGGAGGAAAAGGAGAAATGCTGAAGCCTTTTAATGAACTGGTGAAACTGGACGTGCGGCCCCTGTGCGGTTTTCGGGAGGCCAAGGACGAGCGGGGGAACACGGTGAAGGTGCCTTATCTGGGCTGGGCCAACTGCGTGAAGCTGCTGCACGAGAACGGAGCGGAGAGCGTTTGGTACGCTCCCCGGCGCTGCCCGGAGACCAACAGCTACCTGTGGCCACAGGCCAAAGTGACCACCAGCAAGGGGAGAGTGACGGAGTGCTGGTTCGTGTCGGTGGAGATCCACATTGACGAGACCGTCTTTTCCTACGATATGCCGCTGCTGAATGGGTCGCTGGTGATATACGAGGACACGCTGAACCAGCTGCGGATCAACAATGCGCTGGCCAGAGCCTTTGTCAAAGGCGTGGCGGTGCGGACGGGTCTGGGCTTTGACCTGTGGGCCGCCGGGGACGGCGACGACGGGGAGGAGGATCTGTCGAGGCACAGCATCTACGCCGTGAAGGAGCGGCTGGAGCGGCTGATCACCAGCAAGGAGCAGGGGGGACTTTCCCACCGGGATCTGCTGGCGCAGCTGGGCATCAATGACAAGCAGCTGGCCAACATGATGGGGTGGTTCGACAAGCTGGGGAGCCTTGAAAAGGCGGTGAGCCGACTGTGATCCACGACCACGACCGCAGCGGCTGGATCGGGGCCTCGGACACGTCCAAGGTCATGGGTCGGTGGGACACGGAGACCTTCCGAAAATGGTGGAGCGTGAAGCTGGGCATCCGGCAGGAGACCTTCACCACCCCGGCCATGCAGGCTGGGACGGCCTATGAGGGGAAGATCCTGGATGCGCTGGGCATCCGCACCAGAGACCGGCAGGTTCGCATCCACGGGCTGCGGCTGCGGGTGAACTACGACGGAGAGGATGCCCGGCTCATCACGGAGGTCAAGACCCACAGCAAGGCGGAATTTCGGGTGAGCAAGGCATACTGGCAGCAGTGTCAGGTGGAGATGCTGGCAAGCGGATGGGGGCTGCGGCGGCGGAAGGAGTGCCGCATTGCAGCCTACCGGATGACGGAGGCGGAACTTCAGAACTACTTCCTCCCCATCGACATGGGGCGCATGAGCTTTCATCCCATCCCCTATGACGAGGAATGGGTGGAGCGGGCGTATCTGCCGAGGCTGCGGTATTTGGCAAAGTGCCTGAAAACGGGGCAATGGCCCAGAGAGGAGGCGGTGCAGCCATGACGGAGGTCAGCGTGCGGGCGGCCAAATGGATGCAGGACAATGCGGGAGACTGGCTGTGCCTGCGGGTGCCGACGGCGCTTTCCGCCATGGACGTGGTGGACGAGCTGCAGCCGGGGAAGGAGTACCTGGCTCAGATCAAGCGCAAGGGTCGGAGCCTCGATGCCAACGCCTACTGCTGGGTGCTGATGGACAAGCTGGCGGCGCATTACGGGGCCACCAAGGAGGGCATCTATCAGGAGGAGATCCGGCAGATCGCCGGGGTCAGCGACATCGTATGCGTGCAGGAAAAGGCGGCGGACGAGCTGATGCGCCGGTGGAGCGGACGGGGGATTGGATGGATGGCGGAAAAGGCACCCAGCAAGCTCCAAGGCTGCGTCAACGTGACACTGTGGTACGGTTCCTCCACCTACGACACGGAACAGATGGCAAGGCTCATTGACCGGGTGGTGGAGGACTGCCGGGAGGCGGGGATCGAGACCATGACCCCGCAGCAGCTGGCGGCGCTGAAATCCCAATGGGGGGAGGCGCAGCCCATTGGATGAGAGAGAAATATGGCGGCCTGTCCCAGATTATGAGGCAGTCTATGAGGTAAGTAATTTCGGGAGAGTTCGCTCTTTAACGAGAACAAGAATGGTAAATAACTCTCATGGCGGGGTTTCACCAAGAACCGACAGGGGGCGCTTGTTGGCACTTGGAGATAACGGAAATGGATATGTATTTGTCCAGTTCCGCAGCAATGGAAAGCGAAGAAACTACTATGTGCATCGGCTCGTTGCAGAGGTTTTCATAGGAAAACCGGAGAATGGCGAGTTTGTCGTTGATCACCTTGACCATAACAGACGAAATAACTATGCGGGTAATTTGGAATGGGTCACGCAAAAAGAGAATATTCAAAGGTCAAAGGAGTTAATGCGCCACCCGAAGAAAAGATGCATGGTTTCATCCACCGGTGAAAAATACATTTCCCGCTACAAGGATGGCTATCGGGTGAATATCGGGTGGGCAAATGTGTGTAAGCAGTTCAAAAAATTAGGGGATGCTGTTTCATACAGAAACGAGGTGATGCAAGGTGCCAGATGAGAGACGCTGTTTTTTATGCGGAAGAAATGGGTCGGGAGACCCATTAGACCGGCACCATTAGCCACATCTTCGGCGGGGCGTACCGTAAGAAGAGCGAGAAATACGGCCTTGTGGTGTATTTGTGCCACAGGAGGTGCCACATCTTTGCACCCAGCGCCGTACACCAGAGCGCAGGGCAGATGCAGCGCCTGAAGCGCTACGGCCAGTTAAAGGCCATGGAGGAGCAGCACTGGACGGAGGAGGACTTCCGGCGGGAGTTCGGGAAGTCCTATCTGTGACAGCGCAATAACAACGAACATAACAAGGAGGATGCAGGAATGGACAAATTGCTTTACACCAAGCGGGAGACGGCAAAGCTGCTTTCCATCAGCGAGGACACGCTGGACCAGCTGCGGCGCAGCGGGAAGCTGAACGGCTACCGGATCGAGGCGGGGAACCCCCGTGTGTACTTTCGACCGGAGGAGCTGAAACTGTTTGCGGACGGACTGGAGGTGGCAGTATGCTGAACAGGATCGTGCTTATGGGGCGGCTGACCAAGAAGCCGGAGCTGCGGCGCACCCAGAGCGGCGTGGCGGTGACCAGCTTTTCGCTGGCGGTGGAGCGGGACTATAAGGATGCCGAGGGGAACCGGGAGACGGACTTCATCGACGTGGTGGCATGGCGCAGCACGGCGGAATTTGCCGCCAAGTATCTGGACAAGGGCAGGATGGCGGCGGTGACCGGGTCGCTGCAGGGCCGCAGCTGGCAGGACAAGGAGGGAAACAAGCGGCGCAGCATGGAGGTGCTGGCTGACAGCCTTTACTTTGCCGACAGCAAGCGGGAGGAGGCCACCAGACGGGGCGTGGATGTGTCGGCGGATGACTTTCAGGAGGTCGAGGACGACGGCGACCTGCCCTTTTAACGGGAGGGCCGTGGGATGGAGCGAAAGCAATTTACTTGGTACCGGAGCTACTACGACGCACTGAAGGAGCTTCCGGCGGAGGAGTTCCGGGACATCGTGCTGGCGGTATGCGCCTATGCACTGGACGGAGAGGAGACGGAGCTATCCGGCGTGGCGAGGGCCATTTTCACCCTGATCCGGCCAACGCTGGAGGTGGGCCGCAGCAAGGCGGAAAACCGCAGCCGGACGGAACAAACGTCGATCTCCGCCGAACAAACCGGCAACAGGCCGGAACAAACGAAAAACGAACCGGAACAAACGCAGAACAAACGAAAACAAACCGGCAACAAACCGGAACAAACCCGCAAGGAGAAAGAGAAGGAGAAAGAGAGAGAGAAAGAGAGTGAGAACGATAGTTATTGCTCCCCCCCTCCCCCCTCAGGCCCCAAGCGCTTTGTTCCGCCCACGCTGGCAGAGGTGCAGTCCTATGTGGCGCAGCGCCAGTCACCCGTAGATCCGCAGGGGTTTATCGATTTCTACGCATCGAAAGGGTGGATGGTCGGCAAGACCCCCATGAAAGACTGGAAAGCGGCTTGCCGAAATGCAGAGACGTGGGAGCGGTGGAGCAGGACGGAAGCCTCTGCGCCGCCCAAAAAGGGCCTTGCACAGGCTCTGACAGACCGGCAGATGGAAAAGTACATGGGATGGTGAGAGGATGGCCGGAGGACACGCAAAGGTACACGTGCGATGCCCCTATTACAGGACAGACAACGGCTCCCAGCGCATTGTGTGCGAGGGGGTGCTGGCGGACGAGCCGGTGGTCAGCTGGATGCCGTCCCGTGAGGCGCTGCGGCGGCAGATCACCCGATACTGCGCCGGGGAATACTGGCTGTGTCCGCTGTGCGAGGCCGTGGACGGGAAATATGCAAGACGGGAGGAAGAAAGTGGAAGTGATCATGACCATCGGCCTTGCGCCGGTGACGAAGAAGAATAGCCAGCAGATCCTGAAAAACGACGGAACGGGGCGCCCCTTCATCGCCCCCAGCCGGGCGTACCGGGAGTACGCCGAGGCGGCGGCATGGTGTCTGCGGACGTATCGGCTGGAGACCATACGGCAGCCGGTGGAGGTGAAGGCGCTGTTTTATATGCCCACAAGGCGTAAAGTGGATCTGACAAACCTGTTGGAGGCGCTGGATGACGTGCTGGTGGAGGCGGGTGTGTTGGAGGACGACCACAGCGGCATTATCGTCAGCCACGACGGAAGCCGGGTGCTGTATGACAAGCAGCACCCCCGGACGGAGATCGTGATCCGGACGATGGAAGGAGGCGGGGAGGCATGAGACTGCGGCAGGGAGAGCCCTACCGGCTGCCGGAATGCCCCTGCGAGACCTGCCGGAAGCGATCGAAGGATCTGGGCAGCTGCAGCCAGAGGATGGGCGGGCAGGTATGGCCCGGCTGCGTGGCGTGGATGGTGGGGTTCCGCCGGTGCTGGCAGATGGTAAGAGGCGAGGCCCCGGAGGCGGGGCGGGAAGGAGGATAGACATGGATGCAGTGGAGTTTATCCGGGAGCGAAACCGGATGTGTAAGCAGTTTAGTTCGTGTGCCGAGTGCCCTGCGAATGGTGTGATATGCGGCACAATAGGGGAGACGAATGACGCCGAAAGGCTTGTTCAGATCGTCGAGGCGTGGGCGAAGGAGCATCCACGTAAGACCCGGCAGGACGAGTTTTTGGAGCGGTGGCCGGAGGCACAAGTGGATAAAGACGGCATCCTCTTCATTTGCCCCGCAAAGATTGCAAAGAATCAGAGGGCCGAGTACGGTGGGTGTGCTAATCCTATGGAGCATTGCCCCAAGTGCCGCCGTAGGTTCTGGCAGCAGGAGGTGGAGTAATGGATGCAAGCTTGATGTTCAGCAGCAAAACGGATAAGTGGGCGACACCGCAGGACTTTTTCGACGAGATAAACAGAGAATTTGGATTTAGCTTGGACGTCTGCGCCTTGCCGGAAAATGCAAAGACTACCCGGTATTACACGCCGGAGCAGGATGGGCTTACCCAGCCATGGGAGGGCGTGGTATGGTGCAACCCTCCATATGGCCGTCAAATAGGCAAATGGGTGGAGAGGGCGGCCTTGGCGGCAAAGGCTGGTGCGGTGGTAGTGATGCTGCTGCCCGCACGGACGGACACCAAGTGGTTCCACGAGTACATATATGGCAAGGCTGAGATTCGTTTTGTGAGGGGGCGGTTGAGGTTTGGCGGAGCAGCCAATCCGGCACCGTTTCCCTCTATGGTTGTGGTATTTCGAGGGGAGGGCAAGTATGGCGAGGCGTGAGGACTTGATGGAGGCGCTGGACGCTATTGAGACGGGGATGTGCCGGGTCAAGGAGAGCCGGGACATCTGGCAAAACGGGCTGGTGTATGCCCTGTGTCAGGGAGTGAGGCTCTTGCTGACGGAGGAGATCAAGGGGGAGCGAGGACGTGAGTAAGGAGGAGGCAGGATGCTGACAATTAGGCCATGCCACCTTAAGCAGGCGAGGGAGTACGTAGGCGAGTATCACAGGCACAGCATCCCACCGACCGGCGGTAAGTTTGCGGTGGCCTGCTGGGAGGATGAGCGCCTCTGTGGTGTGGCGATCTGCGGCAGACCCGTAGCACGGAGGTTAGACAACGGCACCACGTTGGAGATATACCGCAACTGCACGGACGGCACGCACAACGCCTGTTCCAAACTGTACGGTGCGTGTGTGCGGATTGCACGAGCCATGGGCTATCAGCGGGTGATTACCTACACGCTGGTGTCAGAGTTCGGGGCGAGTTTGAGAGCCAGTAACTTTGTCTGCGAGGGAGAGGCTGGCGGGGCCGAGTGGTCTGGTGTAAGAAGACGAGAGTATTATGTCAGTCCGCCGGAGCGTAAGCTCCGCTGGGCCTATAACATGAGTAAGGAGGAGGCAGGATGCTGAGGATCGTGATGGACGTAGACAGGCCGGTGGGACAGGCCATCGGCATCAAGGAGGCGCTGGCCATGGACTTGGAGCGCTATGGGGACGTGCGGGTGGTATCCGT